CAAAAGCTTATGTATTTGCAATAATCGGTAGAATTGGATGGTTGAAACAAGAACATACATATCGGTATGATGATGAGGGAATGGTTGATATTCGATTCTACAATAAGTTTTTGAAATTTGATCCGAATACTTCCGATAGAAGATTTGAAACCTGCCAATATATTTCTGATGAAGCATGGCTTACTCCCGAAGAACTGGTAACAACCTATGCCTATAATCAGCCGGAACTTGCGGGTTTAATCTATGAAAGGTCAAGAGCAATACTCGGAAGTGATGAAAAAAGCAGGAAGATGTTAGCACGTTGGGCCGAAAGAATGTTGAATATGGTAGTTAAGTATGGTGGAGAAGTCAGAGGATATGATGCTGATAAGCTGGCATTTGATATAAAAGGAGATTTCCATAGTGAATCCGGTAGATTCAAGGCCATTGATTTTTATGAAAGACGACTATTCTCAACAATGAATGTTTACGACAGAGTTGAAGGATTTATGTATGATTTCAGTGAAATCATCCGCGTAAAAGAAACCGGTGCTGATTGGTATGATAAAGATAAATTTCAATTAGCTTTAAGCCGGTTACGTGATACTGAGCCTTATATTGATGAGAAAACCGAAACCCGAATTCATCAAACATCAACTATTCCTGGTTTACAATTAAAAGCATTTGACAAGCTGCAGCAATTACAGAATAAGAACTTCAAATTTACTGCTATTATGTGCTATGACTGGCATCCTGATTATCTGCAGACAAAAAGTTTGATTGATGTTACCAAAGATCCGGTGAAGTCATACAATCATCGGGATAATACGAATTTAACGTATTTGATGAGAAGTGCGTTAGGTGGTGCTTACATTGAAAAGAAATATACCAAGGGCTTTGAGAATCAAATCAATTCAACCAAAATTGGTGGAATGACTGTAGTTGGTGATGGTGCAATCCGGAATAAAGGAATAATGGAAAAGGGAATTCCACCTGTAAACGCTGCTATTGAACGATACCAGGCATTAAAGGCCAAGGAAGTAGAATTGATTTCAGGACTTCCACCTGCATCCAGGGGACTTGCTGAATTCAGTGGTGAATCAGGTAAGCATTATCATGAGAAAGTGCAACAATCGGATGTTATGCAGGAGTGGGCAAATGAAAATGCTCAGGCAGCAATGCAACAAATTTCAAAGAATAATATTTACTACGTTCAGAATTTCTTCACCGAGGAAAGAGTATTTAAGATTACTTTCAATCGGAATGAGCCTTATTGGTTGGCGATAAACAAACAGATTGCCGGTGAAGTGCTGAATAATACTCAGATTGGTAAATATGATGTTATTTTAAGTAAGATGCCAGTAGGCAGGATTGCAAAGGAAATACGAAAGAATAGAATGGTTGAAATGATTTCCTTATTATCTCAGCTTGATCCAAGGTATGTTGATCCGAAAGAAATTGTTGAAATCTACGAACCTGAGAATAAAGAGAACTGGTTATTGAGAATTGAAATGATTGAAGGCCAAATGGCAAAGGAAATCCAACTGCAGGCAGCGATGCAACAAATGCAGGGAGTTCAAAACTTCCAACAAATGCTGCAGCAAAATGTAGCCGGAAGAATTGATAACCAGGGTAAACTATTGAATATCCGAAACCAGGAAAAGGATATTGGAGTAAAATCAGTGGTTCACGATAAACTACTTTCTGCAGGTGGAGGCGATGAACTTTAAGGTTGTTACGAAAGTTGGTGCTGATTTACCTGCCTGGTATTTAGCACTGGCTTATGAGGTTTATGATACAAACAGGGCTGTATGGATTATGGTTCCGTTTCATGGGTTTGTTAAGGCAGGCAGATTCATTAAGCAAATATGGAATTATTACAGAAAAAGGCCAACGTGGTTTGATAAGCAAATGCAAGCTATGTATCAGGATGGAATAAAAATGGGATATTTGCATAGAGTAAAAGAAGTTTCCAAATCACAGCGTGAATTGGATGATATAAGGCATAAATTAAAATTAGTTCATAAAAGTTAAGGGATTAAGGAAATGAAACAATTATCAGCAATTTGTTTACTATTGATGGTTTTCTTTTCGGTTCAGGTATTCGGCCAGTGGGATTTTAAGAAAGTGTTAATTCCCGAAACTGCAGCCAGTGATTCGTTTAATACTCCTGGTGATAATGTTTATTTATCGGGTTTACAATTTCCCGATACTACAGGAACCGGAATAGGAACATCATTAGATTCAATTTGGTTTTTGGTAAGTTCTAACCCTGCAGAGTTTGGTTGGGACACACTAAGCTACAATGATGTTGTTTATGCAATAAAAATTACAGGCAAAGCAATAACATTAAAGCTACCGGCAACATTTGCCTGGGAATGGTGGAAGATTTACTTTGAGGATGCTGTAAGCGATTCGGTTTACTTCTATCCACAATTTAACGATATGGATTAACAATTATTTTATTCACAATCAATTCAAGGAGAAACATAATGAAAAGGCTATTCACACTCTCAGCTATTTTCATATTATTCGCGGTTCTAAGTGTTTCAGCACAGTGGGGAACCAATACCAGCAGATTTGCTGATCAGTCAAAATTGGTGCTTTATTTTGCAGGAACGCTTGATACATTAGGTCAAACCTATGATTCGCTGAAATCAAACAGGTTTTCACTTGAGGACTATGATCAAAGCGGAACATATTTCAGTTTGAATTACATTTTTACCAGCACAGCCGGTTCACCGAATACGCTGATAGATTTGTATGGAACTGATGATGGAGGGACTACAAACTACTACATTGCACAGTTAAAAGATACTTCAACATCAGAAGCTTACACACCTGTAGCAACGAATTTATCAAACTACAGATTCAATGAATATTTTCTGATAATTGAGCAAGTAGCACCTGGCAGGGATGGCACAACATTCAAAGCCTGGTTACATTCACCGCAAAAGGATCCGGCATTAAAGCCGTAACTATTTTTTAATTTATTAACAAAGGATAGAACCAATGTTAAAGTATTTTTATGAACTTCTCCCTTTATGGGATAAAGAGGCTGGTGGATCAGGTAGTTCTGATGAAGCCAGCAAGGATGAAAAAGACAAAGAATCAGGTAGTGCTGATGATAAGTCTCAGGCATCCGGCAGTGATGAACTTGCTGAGATCGAAAAACGATTAGAAGCAAACAGGGCTGCTATTCTTAGTGATTCTAAGGAATTGAATCAGGGTAGTTCCGAATCAAAACCTGGTGAATCGAGTGCTGCAACCAAACCTGGTGAATCGGGTAGTTCCGATATAAAGGGTAAAATGGTTGAAATAAATGATGAGTTCATTTCCAAGGCAAAAGAAAACAAGGATTTTGAAGGACTTGAACCCGACCTGGTAACAAAAGCTTTGACAGAAATGAAGGGTGAACCATTCACCCCGAAAGGACTAAAAAGCTATGTTCACAGTCAGGTTGCATTGTTAAAAGCAAAATCCGGTGGTGATAATGGTAAAGCTGCTACAGAAACAAAGGAAACGATTGAGACTGATGGTGATGAGAATATTGATTACAGTGAAAGATTCGATGCAAACTATGGTAAACTGACGAAGGATGAAAAGCAGAATGTTGAACAGGCAAAATCTAAGGCCATTTATGCAAACCTGAAAGAAAAATATCCCGAATTAAAACCGGAAGATTTAACTAACAGGGATTCATTGAATGATTTTATTTCAAGCCTGGCAATCAGCAAACCATTAGATGCTGATGATTTTAAGGCCGATTATGCCGATGCAGTTAAGCTTATCAGCAAATCAGTTGATGAGTATGTAGATAGAACTATGAATTGGGCCGAGTATATGAGGAATGAAGCAAAGGCAGAGTTAAAGAAGTTTGAAGGCTACCTATCCAAACGTGGATTGAAACTTAGTGATATGACGGAAGGAGAGGAAATCAATGAAGCTTTCATCATCAAAAACATATTGACCGGCAGTGATAAGAACTTAAAGGCTGACTTAATCAATTACTATAAGGGTAATGAAGCAATTCCAATGCTGAATAGAGATAAGTTTTACCAGTCGTTAATCGAACACTTTGACGACAGAGTAATTTCTTTGACTAAACAGGGTGGAATTAACAATTATCTGCAAACCAGGAAAGAAAGAGACGGCCATCCATCACTGAGTAATTCATCGGCAGGAGGCAGGGAGAATAAGGATGGAACGACAAAAACCCTGATTCCAAACGAAACCATTGATGTTGAGGAAATGGACAAAATCTTGGAAGAAAATAGGAAAGCCATAATACTGGATAGCAAAGGCCATCCATACGGCTAATTTTTAACAATTTTTTTTAAGGAGTTTTGTCCGATGAGATACAGTGTAATTTTCAAAATACTAGCACTTTGTCTCTTTGCTGTAATATACGCTACCTACAATGTTCAACCCGAAACAGGTGTAACCTTGGCTGTAATATCAGGAGGTTATTTGAACCCTAATGTTCAGTTATTCAGAGAAAACCTGGGAACGAAGGTTGGGTATGAAGTATGGTGGAGATCAAAGCTATCGAAATTTATTTCGTTCATTGATCATGTAAAATACAAAGAAACAGGTGTTTTCTCAGGTATGAAGGGTTCACTCCCACCCGAATCGGGAGTAGTTCACGTGGTTAGAGATTTCACCCAAAAGGGTGGTGTAAATTTTGAAATGCCAATATTAAGACCGTTAACAGGTCAAGGGCGAATCGGAACTGCACCCCTATCCGGCCATGGTGAAAAGCGTAAATGGTTCACTCAAAAGCTGAAAATCAATTTAAGACGACATGCATTAGATGTTCGGGACAATGAAGTTTCCGAACAGATGATTGCACCGGAAATTGCAATGAAGCTTTTGGAACGTGGTGGCAACGATCTGAAAGACTGGTTCTCACGTTTACTTCCATTTGATATGTATTTCTCATTGTTACGCGGGTATAGTGAGAATATCACAGATGCAACATGGGGTAGGGGAGTATCAGCAAAAAGCCATCCGAACTCATACGTTCAGGGATATGCAACAAATAACGGTAAGGTTCCATGGAGTACTGCCTATACCTTTGATGCTGCTTTTGAGACTAATTATGCTACAGCACTTGCATCACTCAGTGATACAAGCAGCAAGCATTTCAAGGCTCAGAGTATCAAAAATATGGTATGGTTAGCCAGGAAACACAGAATACAGCCGATAGTTGTAAAGGGATATGAAGTATTCCTGATCTTCACACATTCAGCCCAAATGCGACAGTTGAGAATGGATTCCGAGTGGACACAGGCACAGCGGGAAGCTGGCCCAAGGAACTACTCAGAGAATCAAATTTTCACTGGTGTAAGTGAGGGTTATTTGTTTGAAGGTGCATATATTTGTATTGATGATACAATTCCGGCTGCAAGGGTTAGTGGAGACACAGATACCACAATATTCGGAACTGCTTATAATTCAAGCTACGGCACTGTTAATTACGGAATTACCAATTATATGGACAATCCACGTGATCAATCACCGAGGAAAGCTGCCATATTACTTGGTGCAGGTGCAGTTTTAGCTGCAAATGTAAATGGATTCAAATTAACAACCGAGGTTTTGGATCATGGTCAGAAGATCGAAGATGGCGGGACTATGTTCTACGGCTTTGCAAGAACGGATTTGATTGATGATGATAACTTATTAGGCAACGGTGCAGACAAGTTTTATGACAATACATCAAGTTTGGTGTATTGGACTTGGAGTCCTGATAATATCCAGGTTTAATTGAATCTATCTAATTAACTGATTTATTAACAAGAGTTAAGGAAAAATAGCAATGTTTAGCAAAAAATGCTTAATCCATAACGAGAATCAGGGCTGGATGGATAGATTTGAAATAACCGCTGGTTATGCAGATCTTGAACTCCAGGTGCTTGGTGCAAACGGTAACACTCAGGTTATCGGTTTTTACAATGGTTCAAGTGGTTGGACTATTGCGAATTATGCTAACCTTCCGAAGGGAACCATAGTTTTCAATAATCAGGATCACAAAACCTATGAAAAGACCGGTGCTGTAGGAGTTGATACCTGGGTTGCATCGGCAGCACGTTCATAATTGATTCTTGGTATAATTCATAGCCTGGCCCGAAACGGCCAGGCATTTATAAAACAAATTTGGAGGAACTAACAATGGAAACAACACGCAAAGGAACGGTAGTAATACTTGAAAGAGGGAAAGAGATTGAAGTAAACAAAGATTTTGCAGAAGCACTTGTAAAGGGTGATCCTGATAATTATGCTTTTCCTGGTAAGGAATCAAAGCCAAAACCAGAACCGAAACCAAAAGATACTGGTGGCAAGCCTGAAAAACCGGTTAAAGAAGAAAAGCATTTGACCGATGGTAAATTAACGAAAGAAGATTTGGAAGCATTAAAACGACCTGACTTAATTGCACTTGCAAAGAAGGTTGAAGTTGATGCAACTGGTAAAAATGCTGCGATTGTAGAAAGAATTTGGGAAAAAGTTCAGGGTAAGTAAGCCCTGTTATCAACAAATAATCGAGGAATAAAATGAGTTATTCTAAACTCAGCAGAATAACGCTTGCAGAATTCAAACGTATCTTGAATACTGATGAGGTTTTTGCAAGCCTTTCGGATGCCGATAAAATGGCATTTATTAACGATGCTACTAATAAGCTGGCAAGTTTCCGTAATGAATTAGGCAGAGAGGAATTCAGTGCTGATACGTTAGGTGCTGGAATTATAATTGTTCCAGGTTACGGAAATGTGTTAGTGTGTGCTGATGGACAGGTATTGAAAGATGTTCAGGCAACCATTACAGATGCTTCGGCTGGCAATCGGTATAGTATTCTATTCTATCCAGGTGCGACTATTGGATCAGGCTTTGCATTTGCTGAATTTATATCAGTAATATTTATGGCTGATTCTGCACAGGACTTAGATTTTGAGGGTGCTGATTTTACGGATAACTTGAGTTCTATGTATGGTGCGATAGTTCATGGTGCAGATTTCACCGGCTGCACAATCCCGATTTCACTGGCAGACTTCAAAAATATACTTGGAGGTTGGGATCCTGTAACTACTTTATGGACTAATGGCAGTCCATTTGGAGCCTGATTATGAAGAAACACGCATATTATTTGTGCATAATTGTAACCCTTTTTTGTTTACAATTTGAAACAAATGCACAGATTTACAAAGCATTAGATTCATTAGGGAACAAAATATCTTACACTTATAATGTTAAAAGTTATGGTGCAGTAGGAGATTCGGTTACAAACGATTCTGCAGCAGTTTACAATACTATTTATGCTGCCGATGGAGGTGGAACCGTTGTTATCCCAAAAGGCCAATATAGGGTTGGTGAAATTATTTTGGAGGGATTATCCGATATAACTATAGAGGGTTCTGGAAAAGAAAGCATTATTGAGAATGGTGGAAATTATTTATCTGCTTTCAAACTAAAAAATTCTCACAATATTACTTTCCAAAATTTCACTATTCGTGGTGATTTTCTGACAATGCTGAACAATCACGATTCGCAAGCTGGTATTATTTGTGTGCAACCAGGAACTACGGATTCAGTTTCAAACATAGTAATCCAGAATATGTATTTCAACAATTTAGGTAGCGATGCTCTAGCATTTAACAGTAATGCAACTAATATAAAAATTATAAATAACACTTGGGAAGATGGATTGGGTTTTGTTCAACTAATCGGAACTGTGGCAACGCCAGTGGATAATGTTTTGATTCAGGGGAACACAATTTTAGGTTCTGTAGTTTCCGAAAGGGGTGATCCTGGTAGTATAAGTGGTTCAGATGATATTATTGATATGTGGGGAACAATTAGAAATGTAAATATAGTTGACAATTATTTCGATGCCAGAAGGTTATCTACCGATACAACTTGTGTCAACCATGGAGTTTTAATTTTAGGGGTGGATAATCCGCTGATGGGTAGTTTTACAAACATCAATATAGAAAACAATACCTTTGTAAATTTCCATAATTCCAGGCAAACTCCATTTGGAAACACTTATTATACAGTTGGTGCTATTGAAGTAAACCATGCTAATTTTGGGGCCGACTCATCAGCAAGAGGAATTACGATTAGAAATAACAAATTATATGCAGAAAAAAGTAGAATGATTTTTCTTTCTTGTCCAATGAGTAGCGTGTTGGTTGAAGGGAATGATATTTACGGTGGTGCAACCGGAATATTTATTTTCGAGAATTTAGGTTACAAATCTGTTATGAAAACCATAAAAAATAACAATATTCAAGAGTTTACAGAAAGTGGAATTTATCTCCAAGCAAACAACACTTTGATAAAGAATAATATAATCAATATGGATTCGGTAGATATTGCAGGCGGTTATGGGATATTTGCAACTACATGTGATTCTAATTACATCATTGGGAATTTAATTGAAGGAGGATCTGCCCTACACAGAGGACTATTCGTTGCTCAAAGTTCTTTTCTCTTTATCGAAAACAATATTTTTAGGAATATCCCAGGAACGGCAGTTGAATTTGGCACTTATATATCAACTGATAATATATCCTTCAAAAACAATATTTTTTCCAACAATGGAACAAATTTAGTGAATTCAAATGTGCAAGATATATTTGCACTCTCGGAAGGTGTTACTGATGTTTATTATGCAGATAGATACTATACGGGTAACGATGGTTATTTGTCCGGTGATGATAATGAGGTGTATTCTACGAATAAAGAAGGAAAAACCACAAAGATTACACACAATCTATCTACTAATTTACCTTATGATGTGGTTGACAATACTTCTTTTGCTCGGAATCAAGCTGATGGAATATTTAATTATTTCAGCAATGAAAATAAGGAACGACAGATTGGAATACTTTCTCCGGCAATAGATGATACGCTTTCTTGTTGGCTAAGAACAACTGGAAAAATAATAATAGATTCTATAAAGGCAGTTGCAGATGATTCTGTAAGAATTCAGGCATACTTTGGTAATGACAGCTTATTTTCAAATCCCGAACTGATAAACTTAGATACAACAATAATTACATTCGATGTTAATACAATACCGGCAGGGAGTAGAGTTCGATTATTTTTTACCTATATGGGTGATTCTGTTTTTGATTTTAGTGCTGTGCTTTACTATCATGACTTAGGTTCAGAAACCTTCTCAAAAAAATATCTTTTAGATACATATCTCCGAAGGGTAACAGAGAATGGAGGTGTTATAGTTGATACTCAGGCAGTTGAAAGTTTTTATAATATGATGGTTGAAAATGGGATAATAGATTCAATAAAACACGCATCAGGAACAAGCTATGGTGTTAAATTTGATGCTGATAGCAATATAATAAAACTATTCGATTTGAGCATTTATAAAAATGATGTAGCACAAATAGATACAAATTATTCACCTGATTTACGCTTATCCCAAATAAATGGTTATGGAACGGTTTCTTTTGACGGCACTAATGATTTTATGGATGTTCAAATTGAGAATCTTTCCCAACCAGAAACTATGTTTTTAGTATGTAAAGCTGATACTTGGCAAGGATCAAGATTCTTTATTGATGGATATAATACGCAATCAGGTGGAATATCGATGTTAGGTTCATCACCTTTAATTGGAATATTTTCGGGCCTGATTTCAGATGGAGGCCAATCTATAAATATAGGCTCATTTGATTTATTAACCGCTACTTATGATGGTGCTAATTCTTCAATACAAGTAAATGATCTCGCTGCTGAATCGTGTTCTCTAGGTGTTGAAAATATGGACGGTTTAACATTAGGTAGAGTTGGTGGCACTTCGGCTTTGTTTGGAGACGTTGACTTATCAGAACAAATTATTGTTGATAACAATACAAGTGCAACACTTAGGACAGCAATTAAAAATTTCTTGAATAACAAATATATAATCTATTAAAATTATGCTAAAAGTTCTATTTTTCTGTTTATTAACGTCTTTGGGATTTTCTCAAGTGCGTTTTATAAATATGTTAACAAACATTGAAGAAGCTGCTGCTGTAGATTCTTGTGCTGGTGGGGTTGATCTGATCACAGGGAATAATACTACCATGAGTGGAGCAAATGATTGGACTGATTATGGAATTTGCGGTGCTTTTGATGTTAATTCAACTTACCCTGGTAAATTATATATGTTAGGTAATGGAAGTGCTGATGGTGTATTCAGGGCTGGAATAATAACTCCTGGAAGATCATATAGAGTAACATTGAAAGCAAGATTGGTAGCGGGTGCATCTACTACAATCAAGGCGGGTAATTACAGTTCTGATAATCCGTTAAATTATATGGAATTTACTCCAACATCAGTTGAAACTGAATATACAGATGATTTTATTGGTGATGGAACTAATTTCGTTATTGGAATAAATACCGGCTTTGATGGTGTTGCTTTTACAATAGATGATGTTACATTGGTGGAGTGTCCTTAGAATGAAGCTTTTTTTATTCATATTGCTCACAATCTCAATTTACTCACAGGATATGATTTCAATATCTAAAGGCACTGGTGGAATACCAAATAAATACGCGAGAAGTATGTGGAACCAAACCTTTATAGTTGGTGCTTGGGTTACATCAACTCCAACCGATTCACTCATTTCGGACACGACAGATGTTTATATGTTTGAATTTTCTGCCGTAATGAAAATGAATCAGTTGCTCAATTCAGCCAATTATTCAATAAAAGATTCAAATGATGTAACAATACCGATTTATGAAATTGCAAAAATAGATACTTTGGATGGATTAGCAGCAACGCCAGGAACTACACTTGTAGCATTGGTGATACCAAAAGCAGATTCAGGAATGGTATATGAGGCATCAGTTAATAATCTTCAAAGGAATGATGGGATGCCGATTGATACTACTAAAAAACAATATTACTATCACAATTGGGAATAGAAATGAAAACTTTATCAATCTTTTTTATTATGCTTTTTGCTGTTAGCAGCATCCATTGTCAGCCGAATACCAAAACAATCATTGAGGTTGGAATTGTTAATCCGGCAGTGGGAAAAACGTATATTTTCTTTGCTGAAATCAAACAGGACAGTAGTTCTTCGGTTTTGGTTAATGGAATGGATTATAAAAGCCCCGATGTAAGCAATCTGATCAGAACTTTAACAAATATTCATACGGTAGCAGATACAATGTTTGGAGAAATTCAAATAAATGATCAAACTTACAAGCAATATATGAAACCAGGGCTGGTTCAATTTAATCCGATCACACAGAAATATTCCGCGATGAAAACAGCATTTTGGGTTGCTACTGATACAATAGAACCAATGCAAGCGGGATTCTTTGTAAGGAAGAAAAAACAACAATGATGCCGTTATTCATTGCTGCCTGGCTTACGATTACTCCACCTGCACACTTAATAAGTGATTCAACTGCAGTATTCTTGCTTGAATTTCAGCAATCAGTTAGTAATACATATTTGCTGAATGTAGGAAACTATTCAATTTATGATGATAATAACCAGGAATTGCAGATATATTCTGCAGAATTGCTTAGTTCAATAGATGGAATTCCAGTTCTATACACTAAGCTTTTAGCATTGAAAACAGCGATACCCGAACAAAAGAAACTTTACAATATTGATGCTTTTAGTTATGGTGTTAGATCTTATTTCAATAATGGATTTGCACCGAATTTAGAATTACAGCCTGTATTGATGATAAAATGAGTGCGAAGTATTTACCCTTTGCAGTAAAAATGTATCGGGGAGTAGTTAAGATTACAGTTATAATTTGGGGTGATGGAAATATGGATGCCATGCATCAAGCAAGAGAAAAATATGAAGGATTCACGATATACTTAATTCAGGCACAATGGCATTATCGAAACAGAATGATAGCAATATGAGTAAATTGTTTGAAAAAAATGCTTCTGTTAAAGTTGATGGTTTTGATCAACTGATGAGAAAAGAAGATTTTGAATCAGTTGAAACCGGATTCAAAGCAAAGATGAAGCTGCTTTGGATATTGATTGCAATACTCAGTCTTTGGCTAATAATCGGGATGTTCAGATGGTAGGCGAAATACTACAATGGATTATAATTGCTGCAGTAGTGATATGGATATTGCTGCGAATTGATAACAAACGAAATACCGGAAGTTACTAAAATGATACAGCGGATTTGGCAAATAATCAAAGAAGAAAGAAAGATCATATTATTCCTGGCAGTACTCGGGATGCTGAGGGCTGCACACGAAATATCTAAGTTTAGAATAAATATGAGTTGGCTGCCATCCTGGGATTATCCATTTGGTATTACTACTCCACCTTTGGACAGCTATCACGTTTACGGTGGCTTGTTTGTTTTGGTGTTAATTGCTGGATTAAGATTGAAGCTGAGAGTATCAAATATCATTGTAAATACAGAATCAGGGCTGAAAAAAGCAGGTGTAAATACCTGGTGGCAATCGGTAATCATTGTGCTTGGTGAAATGTATCTCTGTTACTTTTGGGTTTTCGATCTATTTTATCATGGGCTGTTTATGAAGCCCGAATACTACCAGTGGGAATATATAATCCCCTTTCTCACAATTATTCAAGGGCTGGTTTAATGGAATGGAAAGACGTAATTGCTTACATAGTAACGCCATTGTTCACTCTTATTCTGATACTTTTCAATTTGTATCTGAATGCCAAACTAAGCAAATTTGTAACAGAATCACAGGTTCAGGCTATGTTAGATGAGGAATGTGATAGTGCCTTATTAAGGATGGATGATAAGCTTAACAATCACTGTCCTAATATGACAAGAATTGAAAAATTAGAAAGTGCCAAGGAAAAGCATACGGCCAATATAGAGCATGTAAATATGAAGCTGCAGGAAATAACTATTAACTTAAAGAATCTTTGCACGAATAACGGTGTAAAGTATGAAAGTGGTAATGGTAATTGAAGCGGAGAAAAAAAATTACAATAACATCACTGGTAAGTGTAGTGATGTTAGGGACAGGAATTTTAACTTTTGTTGAAAAATCCCTGGATATTGTAGCCAGGGCAACGGCAAGTGAGGTTCCGGATTCGGTTCAGGTCAATGTTAATCCAAAAAGAACAATGGCCGGTGAGGTTGAGGATAAAACTGAGGTAATAATGTCAAAGGGTGCTAAATAATAAAGGATTAAATTATGCCAGCATTGAGTAAAGATCAGCAAAAAGTAATGGCGATTGCCTTACACGAACCCGACAAACTCTATAAAAAGAATCGGGGATTGCTGAAAATGAACAAATCACAGCTTCACGAATTTGCATCAACCAAGCGAAAGGGATTACCAAAGAAAGTTAATCCAGGTGCGAGTAAGTATGAGGAAATGTTCAAGAAATGAACCCAATGCTTTACAAATATGGTAAAACTGTATTTGTGGCAATGTTGCTGTTTATCGGTATGCTGTTATTTTTCCTGATACTACAGCAATACAGAATTGCGGATTTGGAAATAAAAGTAAAAGAATTAGACAATTATCAAACCTATAACAGCGGTGTGCTGTTCATTAAAAGGAGTTGAATTATGGCATTCGGTTCAAGAGTAACAGACTTTCCACAAAGTGCGATAGGCCTTTTTGGATATACATTGAAAATAGATCTCACAAGTTTACTATTCCACAAAGTTACAGAAGTGCAGGCACAGATCGGGCCGAGCAACACTCCCGAACCATTTTACACTGAGGAAAAGCTTGCGACAGTTCAAAGCTATTTGAACAATCCGAATTGTCCGAGACTTGCATTTAATTACAGTGATGGTAATGTAACTATTTTCTGCAAAGAAGATGGAACGGATATTCCTGCCTGGGTGGGTGCAACAATGTATGAGGCCGGTGATTTTGTGCAAGGTGATATTGGAGGGGATGCAGCATTATTCCAGGCAGCAAACAGAGGTTTTAGCGGTAGTGTTGAACAAACGTGGAGTGAGGGAACTGTAGTTGATGGTGATGTTTCGTGGACTTTTGTAAAATATATTCCTTTCAATGATGGATTTCCTTATGCAGCTACAACCCGCTTTGCAGTGATGGGATTAAGAAAAGCACAGCCAGCAGTTGATGATAGCGATTATCTTGATTTCCCTGATAAGGATGCAGACCTGGTAAAAGCCTATGTTATCGGAATGGTTTGGCTGATAAAAAAGAAACTTATTCCATTAAACATATTGAATCAAATCAAAAGTTTGGAGTTCAAAATAACAAATGAATAGCAGGAATCAACTAATATTATCCAGGGTGAGGCTTGCATTAAAGAGACTGAATCAGGCTGCCGAAGAAGATGAGGTATTGTATGATTATGCAACCGAGGTTCAGGATGATATATTCTTAAAATGTGATATTGAAAAACCCTTTGAAATAATCCTTCTGCAGAATGTGGCCGATTACGACTTTGCAGCCGAAAACAAACTAAACATAAAGGCAATCGAGCCATCCTGGGGGGGATTATTTGAAAAGGTGAGCCAGGCTGATTGGCACAAATATAAAGATATTACAGGGAACAGACCTTGTTTCTATTCTATCTTTGATCAGCGAATGTATGTAGCACCGGTTCCGAAACTGACTACAGACAAGCTTATAATCAAAGCCAGCCAGGTAAAAACCATTGTTCCGATTGATGAGAATGTTCCACCGGAACTACCGGATATTTTTGATAATGTAATTGTTTATGGAATCTGTAAGAAATATGATCAGGTGTTTTTGGGTTCATTCCTGGAAAAGCTTGCTGATGCACGTGAAAAATACGACAATCCAACGGAACAGTTAATTGTTCCCGATGCAACCTGGTAAAAGGAGTAAGTTATGCCAACTGTAAAATTTGATACAATACTGCAGGAATTCAGCAAAAGAATTGGAGATAGACTAGCCAGTGCATTTACTCCTGGTGGAGGTGCTTTTCCCGAAGGAACCGTTCTTGCAGCGGTAGATGCCATAGCCTATGTGAATAAAGCCTTACACGCTTATCATGGTGCTATTTGGGAGAGTGTTCAGGGTGATGTTCAAGCTTTTGCCCGATACTTTCCAGAAATGGTTACTCCACCTGTAACCATTACATTCACAGCCGGACTTTATACTGTAGCTAATCCAAACTTGAATTACTTCAAGATATTCGGTGCATACAAATCATCCACAACGATAATCAGGCTGGAAGATGAGAACGCATTACCGGCATTATTCACAGGGAACTATCCGCTTCATCCACCTACTGCAGACAAGCCTATTCTTGTTGCTGTAAGGGATAAAATGTATATCTTCCCGAATTCAGAGACTTCGGCAAATATATTGTTTGTTACACAGCCATCAAACCCGACTAATGGCCAATTTTTAACACAGAACGGAACTTATGATTCACCGTTTTACGATTCACGAAACCATGTAATTGCAACAATGGCAGAACAATTATACTGGAACGAAAAAAAACCAGGAGGTAACTAATGCCACAATCTAAAATATACACTTTGGCCCAAGCCAGGGGTTTAGTGATCCTTTGGCTGAAACAACTTAATCTTTCCACGCTGGATTCAGATTTGGTTGATGATTTTGTAAAGCTTGCTGTAAGAGAAGTATATCAGTTGAACAAAGATTCAATCTTCAAGCTTTATGGAGAAACGGCAATTCTCAGCGATGCTGCAAGTTCATTTGCTTTGGCAACTGTAGTTGGAACTTCATTTACTAATGCAACAAAAACCATCAACGAAACAGCCCATGGGCTTACGAGTGCAAGTATTGGTAAGCGGATAATGTTTGGAAAGGTAGTTACAGGAACCGGAGTTGTTTCATATCTGACGATTGCAACGATTGTTTCCATCACTGATGCAAATAACTTTGTTGTAAGTCATTCACCTGGTGTAGATATTCCTACAGGCGGGCCAGCAAATGAATTGTTCTATGCAGTGCTTCCTTTTTCAAGCCAGTTATTCTACGATATATCGAACTTACAGATTGATTCAATCAGAAAGATTACCGACAGCATCAATGGTGAAGTAATTGAGGTTGATGATGCAAGGGATTTTGAGAACTTATCGAAATTCCCACAGAAACAAAATAAAGTTTACTTTTTCAATCATGGTGATAGAATCGAAATTTACAAAGGCAGCAATGTAGCAAACCTGGGAACTCATACACTTTACTACTATTCAATGCCGATAGATCCTGCTACACAAACCGACTTCCTGGATATTCCCGATGATTTAATGGCACAGGTAATTCAGAAATCACAAAACTTTGTAGTATCACACTTGAAACGAACTACCAGCCAGGTATTATCACCGAGTGTTGAGGAAAAGGCCGGATTAAGCAGACAGGTCAACATTAACAAGGACAGCCAATTAGAAGTTAAGAGATAATGCCTGAATTTGAGATAAATGATTTTAAGGGAATTTATGCTGGAACTGTAAAACCACCGAAATCCGGTGCATCAGTTCTCAGGAACTTTGATTTGAGGAATCAAAGCGGAGTGCTGGAACAGCGTTACGGAAGTGGAAAGGCTTTCGATAACAAACCCGCGGGAACTTCAATCAGTGCAATTACCTTTTTAGATGCTGAATGTTTTTATATTCCTGGTGTTGGAAGCGGACAGGAAATAACGGTTCAGGTTGCCAAAGGAACAATTACATCAGAAAGGATAACCGGATCACAATTTACACAGGCAATTTCTTTAATTTGGGCCAGCCACGTTTGGGATGGTTCAGCCTGGCAATCGAGAACACACACAGCTTATACCTGGAACTGGTTGAATGAAACTGTTTGCACACGATTAAATGCAGTTGATCCCGCTGTAGCCGGTGATAATTATAAAATTGCTGTAGATATACTTGAAGATGGCAGGGCTGCAGCCGGTTACTTCAATGGATGGTATATTGCAAACGAGAGTGAGGGTGGAGTTCACAGGATTGTTGATTCTTATGTATGGAATGATGGTGTTAATAACAGGATAGCTTTCAAGCTGGATGCTAATGCTATTAACTGGAATCCTGCAACGCAAGGCAGATTGTATATAATGAAGAATTACATTCCGGTAGCTAACCTTGTTTCTATGGGAGTTGCAGATCGGAACGATATTACTTTCTTAAAGATTCGGGATGAGATCAGGATTGCTTTTGGTGCTAAAGCCGATAGGATGGCACTGGCTGTAAGTTATCAAAAGAACTATCTGAATATCAAGGAATTTGATGTTGAGGCTTATTCATCTGCTTTAATTAGTGCATACTGCAAAACTGATGGCCTGATAGTTACTCCTTATTCCTTGTTGACAGATGAAGTTTCTTTGGAATTAACCCAGGTTGGCTCAGGAACTTATCCGGCTGATACTCATTACGTAAAAGCTTCTGCAACTATGGTTTCGGGTGATGAAGTGCTGGTAACTCAGGAAACAAGTCTAAAAACAGTTTCAACTACAGCATTATATGTAAATGCTTATTTGAAAGTAGCAACGCTGAATAGACTGGTAAATTCAATCAAATTTTACTACAGCAACGATACACTTCTCAAAGTATTTTACTTGATTTTCAGTGATAAAGTAAGGAGTGAAAACCGAGAGGAAAAGTTCAAAGTTAATGTTGAAGGTAGAATGACACTGCTTGATTCTGCACTGGAAATACATGATCCAGGAACGGCCAGTGCTGCAGCACCGGTTTTAGTTGCTGATCCTGCCAGTGTTGGAGATTGGGAACTTTTAGGAATTCAGGCTGCTTTGACAGCCGTTGCTGATGTTGGTGCTGGAAGTGTGAATGTGCTGGATATTGAAATGATTGAGGCAATGTATGGTAATATGTCTATTACTTATACTCCTGCAGGTGGGATGGTTGGATTGGCTTCCGATACACTTTATGATGCAAGTGTTTGGTTGAAAAGGGATGCAGGAACATTAGTTAGCGTCATGCATATATATTTTCATAGCATTGAAACAGGTGAAGTTGGGCCGGTATCTGTTATTACTTTTGATGGAACATGGACTGAATATACTTTTCAAATCCGAACTCCCGATGTAGCTGATGTTAGCAAATTAGTATTGTATGTATATTTTGGCAGAAATGCCCTTGGTGTTCTTCCAGTTGGTGAAACAGTGAGAATGGATAGATTGAGTATTAAAGCTTACACACAGCACACTATTTCTGAACTTACGGCTTTACAAGCCGAAATGAATAGTGAATTTGGTTATACTCCTTCCCGAAATCTCATCAAGAGTTGGGACACAGGATTAGTTACTGCAGGAAAAACCTTTGTAACGAATGTTTACATTGAAAAGCTTTACACAAATAAGATATTCTTTTCTGCCATTGGTGGTGCTGGTAACCCAATGTATGATGTGCTGGTAGCCGGATTATTCTACGATGTTGAGAACTTTGATGGAAATGATGTAAAGAAAATTGAACTCCTGGCTAATGCTGATTTTCTACTTTTACAATCCCTGGCATCACAGAGGCTTGATCCTGATTCGGGTAGAACTGCAAATATTGGATTAAACAGCGGAACGGTTCAGCCCTTCGGTTCTGTTAATTTTGGTGATAAGATAATATTCCCAAGTAAATTTGATATAATGGCTACAGGTGGAAGTGGTGCTGTAGATATATCAGAAAACACAATCAGGGGATTATATCGAGATTTATCGGATGCTGAAATAGCAAAGATGTGTGCTTCCAAGGATGTTTATGGAGGTGCTTATGTTCTGTATTCAGGTAGAGCATCAACCAAGGAAGAATATATTCTGACGAAAGCCGGATGGATTGAAAGACGTTTGGCCCAGGAACCACAAAGGTATTTTGTTGATAGAACCGGAGTTCTTAAATTTTTAAGCAATGGTGATATTTACGCAATAGGCAAGAGTTACACAAGTGGTGATAGTGCAGCTGCAATAGTCAGTCTTTGGGAATCAATTATATTTGATGCTGAGGCCATGGGTGAATCAATAACCGCTGAAATGAAATTTGTTTTAACTGATTTCTTTGTAGAATACATTTCAAATGCTAATCTCACGTTTACAGTTTATTTGATGGATAGTATTGCACCGGTTACACACGACACTCAGATAATCCCAAAATCCACGACTTATGGTAAATTTACATACAGACGGCCATTAAAACAGGCAGGGACTTGTAGCAGATTTAAGCTTTCGCTTAGTTACAGTGGCAATGGTGGGCCAAGTGAATGTTCAATCTATTCAGTAGGCATTGTTTACGATATAATCAAAGGGAAGCTTCATGCCCAATAGGAATTTTAAAAGACTACCAGGGCAGAGATTTGAGACAGTTAATAAGCTGGATGATGAACTGGATAATGTTTATAAACAGTTAAATTTATTCAGTGCTGAGGTAGTGGTTAGCGATACATCGAAAGATCTGTTTGAAATTCAGAAATATAACAAGCTGCTTAAAATTAACAAGGATACAGCAACATTGGGTGATGTAATTGATTTTGTAGCCACGTTATCTATAAAACTCGGAGAATTGAAAGCAATAAAAGTGAAGGTTAAGGGTGATTAAGTCATTATTTTTCATATTGATAATATCCGTTTCCTGTTTGGCTCAGGTTACTCATAAAACTATTGGCAATACTAAATTGGCCGATAAGATTATAATTATTACCAGTTTAAGCGGTCAGGCGGGTAAATACATTAAAGTTAATGCCGGAGGGACAGATCTTGAATTCGGGACAGTTTCGGGTGGACCAGGTGATACTACTCATTATGTTGCATTTTCAAAAGTTATCGGTTTGATAGATAGTTTACTGGAAAAAGCTGATATTACGCTATTAGCAAATTATTTACCGCTGAGTGTGTTTGATGATTCATTACTTTCATATATTGCTTTTAATCTTGGTGATGATGATTCGCTAGTAACCGGTGCAAGTGTTATTGAGTATTTAGCTGCACAAAATTATTTATCCGGTGATATGGATGATATTCCCGATGGAACTACTTATGTTAAAACTGAAAACAATTATACTGATGCTGATGCAAGCAAATTAAGTGGTATTGCTGCGGGTGCTGAGGTTAATGTAAATGCTGATTGGAATTCGGGTAGTGGAGATTCACAGATATTAAATAAACCTACATTAGGGACTGCCGCTGCCCAAAATGTAGAAGCGTTTGCTGCTGCTTTAGGTGCTGATGATAATTATGTAACTGACGCTGAAAAAATAGTAATTGGTAATACTTCCGGCACAAACTCAGGAGATAATGCAACCAATTCACAGTATTCAGGTTTGGCAGCAAGTAAGCAAGATGTTCTTGTAAGCGGAACAAATATTAAAACCATAAACTCAACATCACTTTTGGGGAGTGGAGACATTGCGATAGGTGGATCGCCAACCGGAGTGTTTGATGATCTTCAAATATCAATTCTACAAGGTGATGGTAATTTAGCAGAAGCAAGCGGAGTTCAAACCTGGGCCGGAAGTGATAGAACTACTCAGGATGTTTTTACTGTAACTGCGAATACAACTTACATTGTTGAGGGACGGTATATTATTAACACAGGTGCAACTACACACACAACTGCATTAGCCTGGTCAACTGGTGCGACAATAACAAGTTTTCAGTATGAAACTTTGTTATGGAGTGCTGCTGCAAATACAATAACAACGGCACAAAGCACAACACACGTTACAGGAGTTGCTTCAAAGGTTATCAATGCAACTTCAACAGCAGTTTATACGAACATAAGATTCAAGGGAATTTTAGTAGTTGGTAGTGTTGCAGGTGGCAGCACAATAACTCCACAGATAAGTTTCTCAGCAAATCCAACCGGAACTTGTTTGATGAAAAGAGGAAGCTGGATTTCATTTACAAAAATTGGTAGTGATACTGATATTCTAAAAGGAGGATGGAATTGATCAGACTATATAAACCCGAAGATTACGAGCAAGTAAAAGTTTATTGCAGCAAACACAATATTGCTTTACCTGTAAATTCTGCTATATTACTGGTAAGCTTTGATAAAAGTGGAACAATAAACGGTATTTGCGGATTGAGAACTGAATATTTTATTGAGCCATTGATTGCTGAAAATCCACAAGCAGCATATCAATTAGGTATTATGGTTGAGGGTTACGCTGTAGGCAGTGGAATCAAAACCATTCGGGCCGAAGTTCCAGGGGATAATGTAAAGCATTGTGATCAGCTTGAAAAGGCTGGATTTGTAATTGTAGATAAAAACAGAACAATAATGGAGAAAAACTATCATGGGTAAATCACCGAGAGATGAAGCATTTGAAGGGTTGATGGCAGAATCATCCAAATTAAACCCGAATGTTCAAAATCTATTCGCGAACTACCAGGATCCGTATTCAGCGGAATCCATACTCAGTTCTCTTGATCAATACACTAATAAGGCAATAGGTGATTTGACAAAAAGAACTGAAACCGGTATTAACAGGTCAAGAAGTGCTACAGCCAGCAGGCTCATGGGCCAAGGAGTAAAAGGTGGAAGCATATTTGAAGATTTGATGGCCGGTGCTGAAAACAGAGTAAGAGTTCCAGCCAGTGAGCAAGCTGGAAACCTGATGACAAAGAATTTGGGAATGAGACCTGGTGTATTAAACGATGCCAATACTCGGAAATTCCGTTCAACACTTGCAAATCAGGATGTTCTATTTAAGAATATGGCCAATGTATTCAATAAGTTTGGTTTGCGTGGAGGACTGGCAGGAAACCTTGACAATACAAATACCTGGGATGATATATTTGAGGGATTAAATGCTGGTGCTAATGTAGTTGACGCAATAATTCCTGGTTAAAATTAAGGAGATTCAAAGATGAGTGGATTTGCACAAGCCGTAAGACGATCAAACCGATTGGAACCCTTCAAGCGGGGATTGGAGAACTTTGTTAATAACCTGCAGCAAGAATCGGCATTGGATGAATTCTTAAAAGAGGTTGCCGGAACCAAAACTAAGGTAGGTTCAAGATTTGATTTACAGCCCAATGCTGAAAAGAATCAAATGATTAACAATACTGAAACCGATCCGTTTCTGCAATTTGGTAATCAATTCAGACGAGAAACTGCACTGAACAATATCAATGCAACCCCGAATACAGTAAATGATCCAAGGGCAAATCAAAAGGCAATGGGTGATATTGCTGAATTTGTTATGCAGGAAATAGGAAAGCGGAGGAATCTACCGGAAGGTTCATTTAATCAGGCTTTACAGGGATTGGATTTATTCAGGCAAAGTAAAACAACTCCCGAAAAGAAACGGAATACTGTAAAGGTTAGAGAGGGTGAGAGTGTTTTTGATGTTGAAACAGGTAAAGAACTATTCGGCAGGAACAAAACTGAAAAACCACCGACAGTTGAAAGCAAGTTCAAGGGTATTAGTGCCAGGGGTTATTGGAGTGTTGAGCAGGATGATCAGGGAAATCCATCGTTAAAGTGGAATGATAATCCTAATTTCAAACCAAGTTATGTAGGTGGAAAAGAGGATAATTTACCGGATTACAGCAAGCAATTAGGTGATTTGAATGAGGCTATCAGTAAAATCAAAATGATGAAGATGGCCAAACAGGATAAATCAACTGGATTATACAAGGTGGCAGATCCTAATTCTTTGGGCCAATACGATTTGACGGCTGAGGAATTGACAACGGCAAAGGAACAAGTTAAAAAACAGTATTCTAATGTTCCGATTACTATGATTACACAGCAAGGATTACAAAACGCTGTAGGTGATGTAAAGCAAATCTTATCCAAGAAAGGTGATGGCAAACCGAGCCTTGATGATTTGGATGATGCACTGCAGCAATTTAAGCAACTGAATCCGAATTACACAGATGAAGATATTCGATTATTGAATGATTACTTCACTTTCTTTTTACTTTAAGGCAGTATGGCAAAAGATAAAAGACCGAGACAGCGGGAAACTAATCAATCGGGGTTACAGGATTACCTAAATTCGCTTACCGTTCCCGAAACAGATACGGCACGTATTGAGGAGGAAACAGGCCTTAGCCGAGTTAAATTCCCCTGGGAGGATAAATATGTCAGACCTGCAGGAGAAACCGATGCAGGAGTAAAGCCTGCAGCTTTACCCGATACACTGAAAGAAAGACAGCCATCCAGGTTTGAGGATTTATTCAAACCTACGACTACAGAAGCAAGCACACTAAAAACCCCTGGTGTTAATAAATTAGCTGTATCACCTGAGCAAGGTGCTGATGAAGAACTACCTGGCAGATTAAAGAATCTTTCTGAACTCAGGACTGAGATTGATGATAGACTGAAAACTATTGATAAAAGTAATGAGGGTGAGGTTACTGAATTCAATAAGCTGATAGATCTGTATGAAGGTCAACTGAATCAACTGAAAACAAACTTTCCATTATTTAATCTTTCTCCTGATGTAGTTGAAAAAACTCTTACAAGCCGAATGCCCGATATGCAGCAAACCGAACTCAGGCCTTTGGATGAAAGTAACCTGGATGTTGATTTCAGTGTAATGCCTGGATTAAAAGTAAAAGGTAAGAAGCCATTAGGTGAAACCGAATTAAGTGATAATCAGAGGGCATATAATTACCAGTTACTGGTAAAAGCGATCAATAGGGATATTCCGATAAGTGAAGCTGAGAAACAATCTGATATTCGTGGCACTCAGTTAGGCAGGCTTGGAGGCAGTTTTGCACAGGGACTACTTTCAGTTCCCGAAGGAATAGCCGGAATGGGTGAGTATTTGGCTGATAGAACTGGTGTAAATGTGTTTAAGGAATTCTTTAAGGAAAAAGGTCAGGGATTACAGAATATAATTGAGGGTGTTGCACCCGCTGATCCAAACTTTGCTGAGGGTATTTCGTCGGGATTCGGTTCAATGATTACGTTCATGATACCCGCAACGGCACTTGCAAATATTGGAAGTTACGCGGGATTATCAGCGAGAGTTGCAAAATGGTTGGGTATTGGTGCTGCATCTATGTTGGAATCAATGACTGAGGCAGGAATAGTTTACAGGCAATCCAATGGTGATGCTGCAGCAACGGAAAAAACTTTCCTGGCTAATTTGCTGCTTATCACAGTTACAAACAAGTTTGGTATTTTGGGTGATCAGGCAGTAGGATTAAAGAAAGCTTTGCTGAGTATGCCAATGGAAGGACTGCAGGAAGGATTTCAAGAGATTATCAGCAATGCTTCACAAAACAAACCTATTCCCTGGAATGACGTATTATCATCCCTGGCAATCGGTGATATTGTGGGTGGTGCTACAGGATTCGTTACTCCAAGTCAGCCAAATAGTTTTGAAGATTTATTCCCCCGACACGCTACAAGCCCAGCTACGCCAACTGAAACCCCACTGCAGCCCCCCAGTGGGGTTGAGGTTGGCAAGATTGGTGGTGATATAGCCGAGCAAACCAAAGATTTAATGAGTTTGGAAGAACTTGCACAAGAAAAAAAGATGGAGACTGAATTAAGCAAGCTGAAAGTAAAGTTTGAAGGTGTTGAAAAAGATGATCAGGGCAGGCAGTTTGTGTATTTTACTGATGAATCAATAAAACCAAAGACTGAAAAGGGTGAACAGGTTCCGGCTACATATCGGATACCGTTAGAAAAATATACTCCCGATGCTGTAAAAACTATGATAACAAGAGGGAGAGAGAAATTTGGAAAAGAAACAGGAGTTACAGAACCAGTTAAAGCTGCAGAGCCAATTAAGGAAACAGTTGCACCGATTGAAGAAATTAAAGCTGAAAAGGTGGAAGTTGCTGAAATTCCTGCAAAGGTAGAGCCATCCAAAACCGAGGCTACAAGCTACAAGGATATGGATATTCCAACGTATATGGAATTAACGCCATCGGATATTGAGGATTTTGATTTACAAATATCTGAGGAAGAAACCAGGCAAACTGATTCACTTGATCGGGATATTAAGAATGTGCAGCAATCCCTTACAGAACTCAAAGGTAAAAAGGATAAGAAAACCAGGGAACTAAAAACAGAACTCAATAAAAAACTTGATACACTGAAATCCGAAAAAAAGAAAATTCAATCCAAATACGAAAATGATTCGATTGAATTTGGTTTGCAGTTGAGAGATTTCATCATTGATAAAGCCAAGAAAGAAGGAGTTAATTTACCGGAGGATGAACTATATGAGGTTGCTGATGATGTGTTTATGAAGCTGCAGCCACCTTTCACCGAAAAGACCTGGAAAGTTAAAGTTAGTAAGCTGATTGATGATAGTATTGCACAGTTCAAAGAAACCTTGGGAACTGAAACCCCTGTAGAGCCTACGGCTGAGGATTTCAAAAAGATGAGTTATTATCAGTTTGCAAAGTGGTATTCTAAAAATGGTAGTGATCCACAGACACGAATGAGGGCTGGAAACTTAGAAATGGGTAGAACTGATGAATTTGTAAGTGCTGCTTTTAAAAATGCTCAAGAGGGTGGAGAAAAGCCAGTTATTAAAGAGCCTGCAGTGGAAGAATTACCAGGTGATATTGAGGATTTGATAGATAAATATGAGGGTAGATTTGAAGTTGAAAAAAGTAAAATTGGAAAGGGTTACAGAGTAGTTGATCAGCAAACCGGTGAAGTTGCAAGAATCGGTGGTGAATTAGATACGGCCCAAAAGCTTGATACTGCACTGGCAGAATACGTTAAGAAACATCCACAAATGAAAGCCAAACCCGTAGAGACTATTCCGGTTAAAAGTAAAAAGGTTGAAGAATCGGAATTAAAGGTAGGAGATATTCTTGATCCACAGGGTAAAACTAATATGGTTGGGAATGTAACTATAACAGAAATTTCTGGTAATACCATCAAGTTTACTGATTCAAAGGGAACTGACTATAGCGGGATGGCAAAATCACAAGTAAAAAAACTTATTAAAGAGGGTAGCTGGAATAGAGTTGAGCCAACAATTATCCGGCAGAGTTTGGTTACTGGTGAAGTTGATGAAATTAAACCACCTATAGAAAAAGAGGAACCAGTTGAGGAAATATCAGACGAAAAATATGTAAGTGATTTGGTTGATGAGGATAAGGCAGCATTTGATATTGCTTTCAAAGATAAGTTTCCTGCTACAGCAACAAATGAGTTGTTTGCAGTATTAACAGGTGGCTTGCCTGGTGCTGGAAAATCCGCTGTTAAAAAGGAAGTTGAGATAGATAAAGTTGCTGCAGTGAATATTGACAGTGATGAGACAAAGAAACTACTTAAAGGTAATGCACCCGAAATACATGAACGAAGTTCCGAAGTAGCCAAAAGGCAAGTTTCAAAGGTAATAGATCAGAATTACTCAACAATTTACGATTCTCAGTTATCAAACTATCCGCTGGCTAAAAAGCTGATTGATGATAGAATTGAGAAAGGTGGCAAGGTTTACATTGCTTATGTTAGCATTGGGCCGGAAACATCGAGAACACGAAGCGTAACCAGGTATTTAGCATTTGAATCTGATAGATGGATACCTGAAAAGGCCATAGTTAAGGGTGAAAACAGGGCTGCACCGACATTTGCACAAATTTACCAGGAATACAAGGATAATCCGCAAGTATCATTTGTGGTTAAAGATGTAGATGAAGATTATGCTACTCCAAAAGCCGTTTTATCTATAATCAATGGTAAAGAGAAATTCGTTAATCAAAAACTACTTGACAACATCGTGGAAATTGATTATGTTTCACGTGGGAAAGGAGACAATAAACGCTATGAAAGGAAAAATGAATACACGCTTGAAGATCTCCACAGAAGCGGAGATGAAATCCTTAGACGAATCCATTCTGGCCTCGATAGAAAGAGGAATGAATTCCCTGACCGGAACATCCCAAACTACACACTTGAAGAACTCAGAGAAAAAATCCGATCAGAAGAACTCAAAGCCCGAAGGGAAGGAGGCGAAGTAATTGATGAAGAATATACAGTTAGTGAGCCAAGTGAAAGAGTGGATGAAGGATTACAAGCCGAAGGAATACAAAAGCCTGCAGAGGGAGGGGAAACTACAGGAGGAATCGGAAGCACTAGCGAAACAGGTAGGACAGATGATCAACCAACTTCTGGAGAGCAACCCGAATTTGAACCCAATCGAAGCGAGGGAGTTAGCGTACGCGGAACTACTCCCGACAAACCAAAGTTAAATCAAAATAACTACCGAATAGTTCCATCCGATAAAATCGGTGAGGGAAGTTTCAATATTGATGATAAAATTGCATCCAATGTTGAAGCCATCAAAACACTAAAGAAAATCCTTAAAGAAAACAGACCTGCCAAACCAGGTGAGAAAAAGAAACTGGTGCAGTATGTTGGTTGGGGTGGACTTCCACAAGCATTTAATCAGTATGAACCGAAATACAAACCATATTACGACACACTGAAAAAGCTGCTTACCGAAAAAGAATTTGATGATGCAAGAGCATCTACAATCAATGCTCACTATACATCACCCGAAGTAATTAACACTATGTATGATGTGTTGAAACGATTAGGTTACAAAGGTGGTGGCCGAGTGCTGGAACCAGGAATGGGAACCGGACACTTTTTCGGAATGATGCAAAAGAATGTTTCTGATGTTACTGAACTGCATGGTGTTGAACTTGATACACTGACGGCACAGATAGCCAGGCTGTTATATCCTGATGCAATTATAAACAGTGGTGAGAATGTTGGTAAGGGATATGAAGAAACTTTTTATCCTGATAATTATTTTGATGTTGCTGTTTCTAATGTTCCGTTTGCCAATATTAAAATGACAGACCGATTCGATACCAAGGCTGATTACAGTAAGATGAAATTATCACTTCATAATTTCTTCTTCGCTAAAACAATGGAAAAGTTAAAACCAGGTGGATTGATGATGTTTGTAACGACACACTACACGCTGGATGCAACTGATTCAAGTTTCCGAAATTACTTATCAACCAAAGCTGATTTCCTTGGTGCAATCAGATTACCGAACACAGCATTTAAGAAAAATGCCAACACTGATGTAGTAGCTGATATACTTGTATTCCGAAAGAAAGATGGAACTGAAATTAAAAAATCCAGGGACTTCATTGAATCTAATCGGGATGAAGAACTGAGCATTTACTACAATGATTATTTCAGAGAATTCCCCGAACAGGTATTGGGAACCATCACGAATAAAGGCACAATGTATCAAAAGGGTGAATTGACAGTTGAGCCTAATAAAGAAGTTCCGATGGAAAAACAGTTGAATGATGCAGTCAAGCACTTTCCGACAAATATATTTGGTGCTAATCCTGATCAGAAAGCAAATCAGCAAAAGTTTGATGATGTAAAGCTTACGAATAAGAAAGAGGGCAGTTATGTTAAAGAGGGTAAGAAGATATACCAGTCAAAAGGTAAAAAGCTGGTTGAGGTTGGTGAATTAACCGACAAACAGCAAGCGAAAATGGATAAGCTGATTCAGTTGAGGGATGGTTTGAATTTGCTGATTGATACACAGCGAACCAATGCAGATGATAAAGCATTTGAACCGATACTGAAAAAAGTAAACAAGATGTATGATGATTTTGTAAAGAACGAAGGAAACATATCATCACTGGCAACACGCAATGTATTCAAAGATGATCCTGATTACTACAGGCTGCTTGCACTGGAAGTAATTAACCCTGAGACAGGTGAGGTAGTAGATAAAGCTGGTATTTTGAAGGGTAGAGTATTATTCCCTGAAAAATCAATTACCAAAGTTGATAGCAGTAAAGAGGGATTGGCAGTAGTTCAGAATGAACTTGGAAAGGTTGATATTGACCGGATTGCAAACCTGACAGGCAAACCCGCTGAGGCAGTAATAAAAGAATTGGAAGATGAAGAACTCATTTTTGAAAACCCCGAATCAAATCAATATGAACCTGCAGATACTTACCTTTCAGGAATGGTAAGACAAAAGCTTAAAGTTGCTGAGGAATTGGTAAAAATCAATCCTAAATACCAAAAGCATATTGAAGCACTTAAAAAGGTTCAGCCGACAGATTTGAAATATTCTGAAATCAGTGTTCAGCCTGGTGCTACATGGGTTGAGCCAGGTGATTATACTGAATTCTTAGAGACTTTGGTGGATGTTCAGAATTCCAATATTAACGTGAAATACAACACAGCATTAGACCGGTGGCAGGTGGATGATTATGATTGGAGAGTTCAACAATCATCAAACAACAATAAGAAATTCGGAACAAATTACTACACTGCAACCAGGCTATTTGAAGATGCACTGAATCACAAGCTGCCTACTGTATGGTATAAGGATCCGGTTACGGAAGCCCGAAAAATAGATGCTGATAAATCCGCTGTAGTAAGAGAAAAACAGGAACAAATCAAAAATGAATTCAAAAACTGGATTTGGAACGATAAAGACAGGAGAGACAGGCTCACCCGAAAATACAATGATGAGTTCAATCAGATTAGAGTTAGAACTTACGATGGCAACCATTTATCATTCCCTGGATTAAGCAAAAGGATTCAGGGCAGGGATTTCAACCTGAGAGATTATCAGAAAAATGCAATTTGGAGAATAACACAAAACCCGAATAATTTGATTGCACACGCTGTAGGCAGTGGTAAGACTTCAACAATGGCTACTGCAGCTATGGAACTAAGGCGATTGGGATTAAAGAAGAAGATTTTAATTGTAGTTCCAAACCATTTAACTGAGCAATTCGGCAGGGAATTTCAAGAACTATATCCACAGGCCAGGATATTAGTTCCATCAAAGACTGATTTTGAGAAAAAGAACCGGAAAGTAATTCTATCAAGGATTGCTACAAATGATTGGGATTCTGTAATTGTAGCATATTCTCATTTTAAGATGATACCGATGAGTGCTGAGGCAGTGGAAAAGTTTCTCACGAAACAATTAAATGAACTTGAAATTGCAATCATTGAGGCCAAGGGTGAGGACAGACGCGATACCCGATTGATTAAAGAACTGGAAAATGCAAAGAAAAAGCTGAAAGAGAAGATCGTAAAACAGATTGAAAAGATAAAAAAGGATATTACGATCAGTTGGGAAGAATTAGGAATTGATCAGATGTTTGTTGATGAAGCCCACAATTTTAAGAATTTCAAAGTTCCAACTAAATTAACAGGTATTGCTGGTTTGGGTGGTTCCAATGCTGACAGGGCAATGGATATGATGATGAAGATTGAGCATATCAACGATAATTATGGTGGTGGTGTTACGTTTGCAACCGGAACCCCTGTAAGTAATAGCCTGGTAGAATTCTTTGTAATGCAGCGATACTTACAGCCAAAAGCACTAAAGAATTTTGATATTTACAATCTTGATCAGTGGATATTCAATTTCGGTAAAATACAAACCAAGCTTGAACTTACTCCCGAAGGTAATGGCTACAGGTCAAAAACAAGATTTTCAGCACTTGATAATTTACCGGAGTTAATGCAGATCTATTCAGAGGTAGCTGATATTATCGGGCCGGAAGTAATTCAGAAACAAGTTAAGCTGCCTACTCACGTTGGAGGTAAACCAAGGATAATTGAAATTGAGCCAAGTGATGAAATGCTCAAATTTTGGGAAAACCTTGTAAAGCGGGCTGAATGGTGTAAAAAGAATCCGAAGGAAAGAAGGGTTGATAATTTCCTTAAAATAACCAATGACGGCAGGTTTGCATCAGTTGATTTAAGATTAACTAATAAAGCTACAGATGATCCGAATAGTAAATTCAACAAGTGTATTGATGAAGTTTCGCGGATTCATAAACAGGAAAAAGAGAAAAAGGGGACGCAATTAGTATTCCTGGATATGGGTGTTCCAGGTGGCAGCCGAATGGATTTGTATGCTGAAATGAAAAAGAAGCTGATGGCTAAGGGTATGCCCGAGAAAGAAATTGCTTTCATTCATTCTGCTAAAACCAAAGCCCAAAGACTTGCATTGTTCGATAAGCTTAACATGGGTGAAGTTAGAGTATTGATCGGGACTACTGATAAGATGAGTGAGGGAATGAATGTTCAGAAACGATTGTATGCAATTCATCATTTATCGGTTCCCTGGAAACCATCACAGATTGAGCAACGTAATGGCAGAATTTTCAGATTTGGAAACATATACGATCAGGTTGAAGAAATCCGGTATGTAGTTAAAGGAGTGAACAAAACCACAGGATTTGATTCTTACCTTTGGCAAATACTTGAAAATAAAGCACGTGGAATTGCTCAGGCAATGAATACTGATACTTCCGTCAGATCAATCGAGGAAGCTGATGGAAGGGCTTTAACTTATGCTGAGGTTAAGGCTATTGCATCCGGTAATCCGCTGATACTTGAAAAGGTTGAACTTGATAATGATGTAACCAGGCTGGAAAGACTTGAAACTGAGTGGAGAGTTAATTTAAGCGACACACAAAGGGAAATTGCTACACTACCCGAAAAGATTGATAATTCCAGGGAGTTGGTTAAAAAATACAAAGGCTTGAAGTTCCCCGATTCATTTGATACCATTATTGATGGTGTGAAATATTCTGAGGAATCTGATAAAGAAGCCAGGAAAAAAGCTGGTGAACAAATAATAAAGATTGCCGGTGATTTTGTTACGGCTGCAGATAAAGCTGGAAAGCCATCAGACTTTAAGAAAATTGGCAGTATTGGAAAGTTTGATGTTGGAATCAGGGTTGAGGAGGTTTACATTGATGGTAAACCACAATGGATTTCCAACCTGGTAACATATCCACAGGGAACGGACTGGTTTGCTCAAACTGCTATCAGCTATCCGGTAAGTGTTGTAGGTGGTGTTAATTCCAATCATATAATGGAATACGGCACAGTTATCAACAAGTTATTAACCAGTGAAGAACAAACCCTGGGTATTCGTGAAAAGCGATTAGAGGACTTGAAAAAGGAAATTGACAAAAAATCTCCTTATTCAGATGATCTCAAAGCTAAACTGAAACGGCAGCAAGAACTGGATGCTTTGCTGGAAGTTAAAGACAAAAAGAATACTACTGAGGATGTTGGCCAGGGTGGAATCGAACAAGAGGAATCTGATCTTGAGCAAGTTGATGAGACTGAAAAGACTGAGGAAGGTGAAGAAACCGAGGAAACAGTAAAGCCAAAGTTGTATGAATTGCTACGGACTGCAGAAGTATTCAAGGTTAAAGAATTGGCCGAGGAATCCGGTAAGAGTGAAAAAGAAGTAGCACAGGCCTTGAATGATTTGAGGAAACAGAAGTTAATCGAATCGGTGGAAGGTGGATTTAAGCCCACAGACGAATTTAAGATACTCCTGGAAGATTTGAACCGGAACCCTGAGAAGTATGAGGAAGATTTCAATAAACTCTATTCTAACCCGCTGCCTGCCATCCTAAAGGGTGTTTTGAATGTTCCAACGATTGTTGATGATATGTGGAAAAGGCTGGCAGGAGAAAAGATTTACAAGGGCTTGGGTAGTGTAGTTGATAAGATCACTCCTGAAAGACTGAAAGAATTGGTTGTAACCAATTACGGACTACCTACAGAATATCTGACAACCAGGAGAGAGGCTTTTGATGCTTTTGAAAGATATAAAGCAATAGCCAAAAATATTGCTGAAAATCTGAAATATCGTAATCCGGTTACTGGTGAAGTATTTACAGAGGCCGAACAAAAGCGTTTGGCCCAGGTTATCAAAGGTTCAATTACCAACGTTCCATTGATCAAACAAAGGGCTGACCTTGCAATCAGAGAAATTAAAGAACTTGAAAAATTGGGTAAGGAATTAGAAGTATTACCGATTGAAACTTACAATACAAAGCTACCGAGAACCAGGATAAATGAGCTACTGGAAGAAAAACGGAAATTGGAGGAGAAACGTGATAAAATCCTTAAACAATTCAAAAAAGTAAAGGGTGAGGATAAAGAAGCTGAGAAGATCCGCAAGCGTTCAACCAAGGCCATTGATGATAAGATTGAGGATATTCATAAGAGAATCCGAACCAGCTATGTTTTGGGTGGAACCGGTTACTTAAAGCGGGTGTATTTAACGAAGGAACAGGAATTACGATTATCCAAATATGGAATAACTAGGCCAACACGACTTGACTTAACATCAGCAATTCAGAGAAAAGATATTCCCTGGGAAGTAAGAAAGGAAATGGGAGAAATACTGACCGCTGCTTATCCTGCAGCAAAAGGTATTATGTTGGAGGGTAAGGATGTATCATTCGGTAGATTCTTTGAGGTGATCAGTGAAAATCCATCGTGGAGTAGTGAATCTGAGGTTGCTGGTTGGGTTCAGATGCCGGAGGATTATAAACTTGGTAAGCTGCAAGGAATGTGGGTAGAACCGCATATTGCTGGTGATATTAACGATGTGCTAAAGTTTACTGATAAAGATGAAATGGATAAGTTCTTAAAGAAGATCAATAGTATTTGGAAAGCAAGTAAGACTATAATGAATCCATCTACTCACCTGAGAAATGTTTACAGTAACACAATACTACTAGATTTCAGCGGTGTTTCTCACGTTGATCAGTTGAGGATATTACCAAAGGCTATTCAGGCAGTTCAGGGTAAGGGCAAATATGCTCAGGAATTCGAAGCCAGCCATTTGAATAATACTACTTTCACGAAAGAGGAATTAGGAAATTATCTCAGCCAGGTAGAAGCTGATGGCCGTTCATTCCTGGATTTATCACTTGGTGAAAAGATTGCTAAGGTATATGGAAAAGCAACACTGGTTGATACCAAGTTAGGTGAGTTCATGGGCAAAGTTTATCAGATGGAAGAAGTATTGGGGAAATCTGTTAAATTCATCAGTGAACTTGAAAAGGGTAAAACAATTAAAGAAGCCAGGCAGGAAGCTAACAAATGGCTGTTTGATTATACTGAAATACCAAGGATTGTAAGATACCTGAGAACTAATCCTGTATTTGGTGTTCCGTTCATTACGTGGAGTTATAAAGCATTTCCGCGGATAATTGAAGCTGCAATTACAAGGCCTATAAGTTTTTGGAAATATCCGGTTATATTCTCAGCACTGGCCAAGTATGCACTTCAAGCACTTGATTTGGATGATAAGGATTGGGAAGAAATTAAAGCATATATGCCCGAAAGAATGTTGAAGGGTGAATGGCTGTTACTTCCGTTTAAGGATGAAAACAATAAGATTCAGATGGTTGATTTAACCTGGATATTACCTTACAAAGATGTGTATGATGTGATGAGTAGTGGTGTAACGCTGGTTACTACCGGTCAGTTCAATAATTCTGATGATATTGTAGATGGTTTGTTAGGACTAATTCAAGCACCGATACTCAAATCATTTTCAGAATTGTCAACTAACCGGAATACTTACACTAATCAGGAAATTTGGTTTGATATTGATGAACCGCAAGAAAAGCTGCTTAAAGTATTCGATTATATGTATAAAACTTACATGCCATCACTTGCACCCGAAATACCCTGGTTATCGAGGGGTGGATATGCTTATCACAAGCTGAGATCAGTAATTACCGGCAGGGATGATTATTATGGCAGAACATTCGGAATAATACCTGCAATTACTTCAAGTTTGCTTGGTATTAAAACATCACCTATTGAGCCTGAAAAGAATGTTGATATGTTTTTGGCAAAGAAACAGAGTGAACTTATTCAGCTTGCTACAAAGAGGAACCAGGTATTACGTGATGGAGGATTGACCGAAACCCAAAGAATATCAAAGGCTGAGGAACTTGAAACTCAGATGGATATGGTAAGACAGCAAATTGGAGATTTGAAATTGCCTGTTAAGAACCAGGATATTATCAAAACTGAATCATCCATCCGTAAGCTGCAGGATAAACTGAGCAATGTAAGCTTAAAGCAGGTCAATACACGAAGGGAATTAACGATCAAAATTAACCAGTTGAAAATAAAGCTGAATGAACTGATGAGTAGTCCTGATGCTTACACTGGTGAATTCAAAAAGGGTAAAGAGGAAAAGCAGCGAAAGACTTTCAATAAGTCAACCAGCAAGCCATTTGGTAAAGAATTCTGAGAATTGTAATGAGTGCAATATGCTGTTATATTTGCGACAGACAAACAAGAAAGGTTTTTGATATGGCCAAAGTTATTGAATTCAATGAGATACCCGAACCACGCGGGCCGGAAATTCCAACGGCTGATGAAGCAAAAAAGAACCTGCAGGAAAAAGCTAAAAACGAAAAACTATCAACAATTCCAACAATAAAACCGGAGTTAAATATGTTACCATACAATGATGTAGAGGACGTAGTTCTTCTCGTTTGTGAGTTCATAAACGATATAGTAAACAAGGCAACCGTATTCGGATACCTTGATAATTTACCTTTGCTTGTAGCAGCTTGGACAGGCAAGGAGAATATCATCCCTCAGCTTAAAGACCTTACCGTTGAGGAGAAGGAAGCATTAGTCATTTCAGTAAAGAATAAACTGGACTTATCAGAAGGTGCTGAGAGGATCGCAGATAAAGCACTTAACCTTATATGGGCTGGTAATGAGTTAAGAATAGCTATCGAAGAAGCAAAATGAAAGAAGCCGATAAAGTAAAATTTTGGCAAAGGAAAGAGGTGTGGGGATCACTTCTCACACTGATTTCTTACTCACCTGAGATAATCAACTCTGTAGTTGGTATTGGCATATTACCCGAACATACTTTGGTTGCACGATTAGTAACCCCTATCGGACTGATTTTAACAGCACTTGGACTAAGGGATGGAAAGAAGTATAACAATATGCCATGGTCAAAGGGTGAAGAATTGCCACATGGTTTAGGCAAATAATTACAACCAGTATTTTAATAAGCGGGATTGCTATAATCGGGGTTAAGATAGTATTCTGTAATGGATATTAGCTTTATTCACAATATGTTGAATGGACAGACCTTGCTGTAGAAATCCGAGATTGATTCGGATAGCTGAGAAATATAGAATCCCGCACTATTTTAGGAGGGTTATGCAAGCAAGTAATAACTTCAAAGTATCGGAATTTGATTGTAAAGATGGAACCAAGGTTCCGAAAGAATTCATACCTAATGTAATTGAACTAGCCCAAAGCCTGCAGGTATTACGAGACTTTCTCGCAGTTCCAATCCACGTATTATCCGGTTACAGAACACTTACTCATAATGCTGCAGTTGGTGGTGTTCAGCCTAAAGATGGCGAACTAAAACCAGGAAACGGCAGTTTTCATCTTTACGGTTTGGCTGCAGATATTACAACCAAATCACTAACTCCCGATGATTTAGCCCGAATGATCGAATTGCTGGTTGAAAAAGAAAAGATGAAACAAGGTGGAATTGGTGTTTATCCTGGATTTGTGCATTATGATGTTCGTGGAAACAAAGCCCGATGGTAAAGCCCAAAACCCGCAAGCGAATCATTTGTTTAGATTTTGATGGTGTTATTCACAAATATATTTCTCCCTGGCAGGGTGCAACCACAATACCGGATCCACCTGTAGAATTCTACAGTGTTGAAAAAAAGCAAATGATGAGTTCTATTGATTGGATAATAGATTTCATCATCATGCACTGCACAATTCCCGAAAGCATAGCACCGCTGGTTACATCCGGCCCATACGAAATACATATTTACTCATCCCGATCAAGGTATTGGGGTGGCCGTAAAGCAATGAAACGCTGGCTGGTTAAGAACGGACTGGATAAGCGATACCTGGAAGTAATTAAATTTCCTTTGTTCAAACCACCTTACCACCTGATGATTGATGACAGAGTTTATCTGTTTGAGGGTGTGTTCCCGACAATTTCCTACATAGAATATTTCAAACCTTGGAATTCTGATAAAAAATAGTCCTTGACAAATCGTTTGTGATTTTGTAATTTTGTAATGAGACAAACAAACAATTTGAAAGGAACCTACAATGACATACAAACTCATCAAGCGTGAAATCAAGTTTAACAAGACTTCCAAATATCACTATCAGGTGATTGATGAAAACGGAGATATGATCAGCGAGAGGCGAAGCAATAGAGAGTATGTTGCTGCAACGATTGATGGAAAATATTACTACGGAAGAATGGATTTAGTAGGGAAGGGTGATTACAGAAAATATGGAGAAACAACCCCAATAGCTTACCTGGAAACAAAACCAACTAATCAAAAGGATAAAAACTGATGGAAGAAGAAAAAATCAAAACAAAGAACGTGGCTATCAACGAGAACTTGCATAAAGCATTAAAGAAGATTGCCATTGAAAGGGACGATACATTGCAGCATTTAGTTGAAGCTGCAGTAAGAGATAACTACAGGCTGGATGAGAACGGAAATCAAACATCAACACTGCTTTCATCCAAGATGCCGGATAAGGTCGCCAGTGTTTGATTTAAGTGAAAACCTATTTAAGTTTACTAACAAAAATGCCCGAAGTTAATCGGGCATTGAATGAGACAAACCCATATCGAAAGGAATCTTTTATGGATTGCAACACAAACATAGCAGAAACCCGCGAACAAAACAATGCTATTCCTGGACTACTGACTACAGTATCAAAACATCTTCACAAATTCCACGATGAAGAATTCAATCCCGCTGATGATGAAGAACTAATGGCCATTGTTGGCGATTCTTCATTTAATGTTGGAATATATTTCCCTGAAAAAGTAAGAGTATATCAATTCAAAAATGGAAAGGTTACAATCAATGACTACAGAAAAAGAACTCATTCAGCAAGCAAGAAACTTGTTGGCTGACAGCCCTGTAATAGGGAATCTTAACTTTGAACTCTTTCTGTATGCTACTTGTGCAGCATCGGAAACCATCACACTGCCCGATGAAAAGAGAATAATGGATTCTGATATTTACTTTAATCGTTTACAGTATAAAGTAGATGCAGTGCTGGATGGATTAGCTAACAAAATCGTTCAATACAAAAAAAGCAAAGGACAATTAGATGCTCAACTCGGAATTACTACAAACAACAAACGAAAGTAATACTCTGCCTGCAAAGGTAGAGGAATTACCAGTATTAAATATTCAGGGGTTAATTCAATTTCAAAATGATGTTGAATATATTATAAAAAACTGTATGAGAGAGGACATTCACTATGGCAAATTACCTGGGACGAAAAACAGCATTATGTATAAGCCTGGCTTAGATTTACTTTGCACTTCTGCTAATATCCTTGATTTATATGATGAGCCGGTAGTATTCGATCATGACAACAATCACAGATCTTACGAATTCACCTGCAAGCTGCAGAAAGTAAACAGGGATGGCAGCACAAGAGTTGTGGCCATTGCTACAGGAAGTGCTTCGACAATGGAATCTAAATTCAGGTATGAGAGTTATTACGAGAATCAGCAATATGCTGGTAAACGTGAAATACAACCGGAAAAGGTTTATGATAAACATTATTTGGTGATTCAGGTTGCCAAAACCAGGGCCAAGAGAAACGCTGTAAATGCTTTCTTTAATCCTGCAGGATTCATCAATGAGCCGGAACCCGAAAAACCGAAACCTGATAAACCTAAAGTAAAACAACCTGTAGAAAAGCCCAAGCCAAGTAACGGTGGCCAAAAGAAATGGAATCCAAATCCACTGCAGCGAAACAATCCAGATTGGTTTTTTGAGGAAATCAAGAAACTTACATCACACGATGAAATAGTAGAATTCCACGAAACCTTTGAACTGGATGAGAAATTCTTTGATGATGCTACACAGAAACAATTCAAAGATGCTTACAATGCACGTTGGGAAGAATTGAAGGTGAAGAAATGAAAGTTCAAATTCCCTTTCGTGATGGTTTCAAAGATGTAATGTTGAACGGAACCAAAACTATGACTTGCAGGAGTAAGGCCTATGGTAAAGCTGAGGACACTTTTGAAGCTTTCGGAGCCACGTTTGTAATAATCGAAATAAAGAAGATGAAACTCGGATATGTAGCTTTTGATCATTACAAGGATGA